ACTACCTTTACCTATGAAGTTCTGAATATCCAACATATAGATAGCACCATTTTCTAGTATTTCTATAAGTCCTAATTCTTTAAACATAGATAATGCTTGTTTGATAGTGCCTACTTGATGCCCTGTTACGCTTGCCAACATTTCTGCATTGTAAGGAATGCGATCATTAACCACCAACTTTCCATCATTCTTTAGACTTCGTAGGTAGAGTTTTAAAAGAATATTGCTATACAAGTATCCGTCTTTCATACTTTCCAATATCTTTAACTCATCACTATCAAAGAAATTATCTTTTAATCTAAGATAGTAATATTTTTTATTATCGCTCATAGGCTAGTCCTTGTTTAGACTTTCGATAAACTCTTCTTCCGTTAAAGGTTTACCTAGCGTAGCAATTCTAGTTAGCACTTTTGCGATTTCTTCTCTCTCGTTTTCTACAATCAATACACTATTAACCATCGCACAGATTGCACTTAGTTCTTCAATTATTCTGTTATTGAATGTTTGTTCACCTTGGTCTGCTTTGTAAAACTCAATACGATTTTCAACATATGCACTAATCATTACTAATTCGTTCATATTCATCTGTCCTCTTTTCTACTTCCTCTAACAAGTGTTTACGTATCTCTTTTGCGAACACTCCATGTGCTTGATTGTGGCATTGCATACACAAGCAAGCTAGATTTCTCAATTCACTTAAACCGCCTTGTGAACGGAACACTATGTGGTGGCATTGTTCTGCCCTGTAGCCACATATAACGCATTGTCCGTTATCACGTTCATATGCCTGTTTCCTTGTTACCGAATACAGTTTGTTATCTCTTTTCTTTCTGTTGTTCACTCTCCCACCCCTCTATGAGTGATTGAATGTACTCACTAGGTTCTAATTTGATGCCTAGTTGTTCACATTCATCTGTTAGACAATCAATCAATCTTGCCATCTCTTTTGTTGTATAAACGCTGCTGCCGTGGTAACACATAATATTGTGATAACCTTTGATGCTTTTACATTCACCAGCATCTTCGGCTAACCATCCGATGCCGTGTGATTGCCATATTTGTATATAGCGTTCAACTGCATCTTCTCGGACTGGAACATATGTGAAATGTCCACAGTCCTTTATTGCTTTTTTGTACACATCTTCTTTTGTTGTGTAGCTATTTTTACTTAGTTCAAGTGCTATGTTTTGACATAACACCCAACAATAAGAGTTGGCATTTAGACTTCTTGATTTAGTTTTACGTTTGATTTCTACTGTGTACTCTTTGTCAGCAGTAATCTTTGAAAAATCATTGTCATGTGGTGCTGGTATTACTACCATTACACCTAGTGGACCTCTTAACAGTCCTACGTTAGTTGTTGTCCATTTCATCGCTTAGCATACCTTTGAGCATTCACCCAATTAAACGCTTGTTGGTAGTGTTCTTGTGTTAGTTCAGATGGTTTCTTAACCTTTAATGTTTCCGTTACATAATGGACTAAATCTTCTTCGCTAATACCACCTTGTGTGGCTCTAGCTTTTAGAGTTTGCCAGTTATACACAGTTTCTTGTGTTTGTTGTACTGGCTTTTTGCTATTGTCCATTGTGTCAGCATCTTTAGTATCATCGATGCATAACAACGCATTGAGTGCGTACTTTCTAGCGTAAGATGATGTAGCACCTGTAATTTGGCTTTCATCCATACCTTTTTTTGTATCAGGTTCTCTTGCATATGCAGTCGCACTTACAATCTCTCTACCATCAGTAATTTTTGCGGTAGCTTTTACATAGTATCGCTCACCAATTTGTACGATTTCATCATCAATAAGAAGTGCTAAGTCATGTTCTTTTAACAATGGTTTAACACCCTCTAAAATGTCCTCACAACTGCGGTAGTTGTATTTACCAAAGGAATTGTATTGTCCTTTAGGTGCTTTCAACTTATGTTGAATATCACCAACCCTTTGAGTTAAAATTACTTGGCTATCAGTTATTTTTTCTATGTTTTCCATGTTTCACCTAACCAATCTGCAAGTTCATGTGTTTTTCAATTCTTGCACCAGCTACTTCTTGTTCTGCTTTGATTGCTTTCTTGATTGCAACCTTATCGGCAGTAATTGTTGTTTTTCTAAACTCATCAGGCAATGCATACAAATCATCAATTTCTACTGTTTCGCTTTCTTTGTAGTAGCATTTGAATTGTCCAACTTTCTTTTCTGTTAGTTGGTTTTCTTTCATGACATGATCAATGTTATTTTTCAATCGTTCTGTCATGTTTTCTAAAGTCTTAGCTTTAGCACTTAGCCGTTTTGACTCATCCTTAAACGCTTGAATATCGCCTTTTAAGTTACGGATAAACATTGCAGTATTTTCGATTTTTTCATCAATGCTGCAATCTAACACATCCAAAGTATCTTGGATGGCTTGCATATCCTCTTCGGTTTCAGCCACCTCTAACATCACTTGCAACTCTTTATAATCTTTATTTAGTTCATATAAACTTGGCATTTGTTTCTCCATATATCTGTGATAAAATATAAGTAGAGATATTTCACATATTCTCTACCAAGTCCGCTAAACTTCTTCTATACTTTTCACTAGCGGACTTTTTTATTTGCATAAAACTTACATTCATCTAGCCAATAGCTGGTTAATAGCCATGTGGTTATACCTAACATCATTTGTAAAAAACCAGTCCATAAGCCTATTTGGTCTAGTTCTATACTTCCTACCGCACCAATAGCAAGTAACCCTGTTATTGTTCGTAGTGCGTAACACAACTTAATCATTTAAATCTTCTCCTACAATCACTAGCATTTGGCTGGTGATTTTTTTTATTTCACTCTTTAACTTTTTGTTTTCTTTTTCTAATCGCTCTACCTCGTTTTTTAATTTTCTATAACCAATAGCAGAGTATTCACTTTCAACTCCTGCAAGTGCTTCAACCTCTTTTTTACTAAACCTTACACCGCTTACATTCGGTAGTTGTTTCAGCTTACCTTTATTTCTTAGGTCATATACTGCAGTTAGTGAAATTTGAAATAGTTCCGCTACTTGGTTAGCCGTGTATACTAGGCTCTCCATCGCTTTTCGTTCCTTGCGTGGAGGTCAGCCGTTCTAGCTAACTTTACCCAAGATAGAATAACTTTCTTATTCCATCTTGATTGGTTACGTTTAGACCATTTAGCCTTGATGAGTTTCCGCCAGTATTGTGCGTATTCATCATTTCTGCCTGCATAACCAAATGTAGGTAGTTTTCGTCCGTACATTCGATTTGCTACCCTTAAATCTTTTTGATTTTGTACTATCATTTTGTCCCTCCCTACACTTTAAGTGTAGCTACTTCGCAAAAAAAATTGACTGTACAGATTTACCAAACACCTTAGCTAATCTAATTTTTACTTCATCTCTCGGAACACGTTTACCGACTTCGTACATAGCTATAGATGTAGGTGCTACACCAACTTTTAATGCTAACTCTTTTTGAGTTAAATTCTTAGAGTTCCTTAACTCTATTAATTTAGTAGCAATGTTTTTTGTATTCAATATTTAATCACCTCGCTTCTTGCTACACTCATAGTGTAGTACACAAATAAAAACTTGTCAACACTTAAAGTGTAGTTTTTCTTGAAATTTTACTCACTTTGTGTGATAATCAAAGCATAGAAGTATATATTATATATAAGGCGGTGTGTGAAATGACATTTGCTAACAGATTAATAGAATTAAGAAAAAGCCGTGGCATCTCTCAAAAAGAATTGGCAAATTATATAGAAGTATCACCAAGCCTTGTTGGTATGTATGAACAAGGTAGACGAAAACCAAGCTTTGAGATACTAGAGGCAATAGCTGATTATTTTAACGTAAATATAGATACACTATATGGAAAAGATGAATTTGATTTTCCTTACTATGAAGATCCTGATGTTTCTGAATATGCACAAGCAATCAAAGATAACCCTAATCTTAGAATACTGTTTGATGCCAGCAAAGATATGTCTAAGGATGATATAGATTTTGTAGTAACTATGATTGAAAATCTAAAGAAAAGAGGTTAGTTGTATGAATGAATACGATAAACAAAAAATCACAGAATACTGTGTTAATTCAATGCAAGTTCCTTGTTTGATTGTTTCTGTTGTATCTATCTCTATTTCGGTAACTTTATTTGTATTATTAAAAGATTGGTTAATGGCAGTTTTTATTGGTTCATCTATTGCAGTTGCGTTAATCTTTTATTTTGGTAGTTACATTAAACGTAATATGTGGCAACTATTTTCTGAATTACAAGGGTTAAATAAAATTTATTGGGAAAATGACAAGCATGTGTAATTTCATTCCCATTTCATGAGATACAATATCCCCATAAGGGGGTTAAATATTATGAATATAGTTTTGATTTACACTAAGTTAAGACCGACACAAACTGCGGTATTAAAACTAAACGATGATGGTACTTACACCATTCTCGTTAATAGTGATAAACCTATTGATGTACAACGTAAAGGTATACTACATGAGATAGGTCATATATTAAATGATGATATGTATAGTCATGCTCATATTGATTTAATCGAACGCATGGCACACGCAAGGGAAATAGAGTTTGAGGGTATCAACTTCTACACACATATATTATGAGGTGAATTATGCAATACAATTTCACTATCAGAAAAAAAGATAAAGGTTTTCAAATCATTGTAGCGTACAAAGACGGCTACAAATGGAAACAGAAATCTAAACAGGGTTTCAAAACTAAACGTGAGGCTAAGGAATACGGACACGTTATAGTTAAAGAGTTAGACAAAACCGCACTACTCACAAAAGATACAGAATTAAAAGAATTAACATTCAAGGAATTTGCGGATATGTTCCTTGAAATAAAAAAGGCACACATTGCGCACAGTACTTTGGTTATGTACAATCATGCTATATGTGCTTACAAATCAATTCACGATATGAAATTGTCTGACATTAAACCGCTACACATTCAGAATGTAGTAAATAAAATGGTTACATCGCCTACTACAATTAACACATATTATAAAGTAGTTAGTCGGATATTCTATATAGCTATCAACCCATATAAGATAATTTCAGATAACCCATGTATTGGTGTTAGGTTGCCACGCATTGAGCGAAAAAGTATGATCCACACAATCTCTGATGAAGATTTAAACCAATTCGCCAAGTATATGCGTGAGAAATATCCACAAGCCTATTATTTCTTACAAATAGCACGATATACTGGAATGAGGTTTAGTGAAGTGTATGGACTAACTTGGAATGATATTAGCCTAGAAAATCGCCAAATTCACATCAATAAGCAACTTTCTTTCCGTAAAGGTGCAATCACCTTTGAGAAAACAAAAACCGCCAATTCGGTGCGAATTTTGCCAATTCCGCCTATACTGGAGAATATACTTTTAGAGTATAAATCACATGAGTTAGAGTTTGAACACGATTTAGTTTTAAACCCATACCAGAAAAATGGTGTTAAATGGCAAATCAACACCTATTTAAAACGCTTTGGAGATAATCTATCCGCTCATAACCTTAGACATACCTATGCTACAAAGCTATTAGCAAATGGCTTAGATGTGAAAACCGTATCATCACTACTTGGTGATACACCACAAATGGTGATGAAAACCTACGTACACTATAACGATGAAATGAAAGCAGCGGCATCAAATGCAGTTGCTAATATTTTTAAATAAAATTTTTGACGATTTTTGACGAATTGGATATTCAACCATTAAAAGGTACAGTAAATAAGTACTACTTTAAACTTACAATCTTAACGATCATATAGAGCTGCG